CTAGCCTGTGGGTCCTGGGGAGGGTATGGCCCCAGGTTCGGCGGCTCGCCACACCTTGGCATGGCCTGAACGATGTTTTTTCAGCCCCACTTGCCGGAGCGCTGCATCTCTCGATGCGCTCCTTGTGCGGCCAGGCGGGCATGGGCTTCCTCGAGCGTCATTGCGCTCTTCCAAACGTTGCATGATCTGTGCGCTGGTCCAGTGTTCTCGCGCGACAGCGGGTTGCCGCCGCGCGACACGGGAATCTTCTCGTCGACCTCGAAGCTCAGCGGGTGTCCGCTCGGCAGCGAGTAGTCGATGGCCCTGCCGCAGATCTGGCAGGGCAGCCCCTGTGACTTCCACCAGCGCCTGAGGGTTCTCCTTGCGTGGCCGTTGGAGACTCGCACGTTGCTCTTGGCCATGGCCGCAGGCCCCTTTGCATTGAAATGAGGGAAGCCCCCGGAGGTGAATCCGAGGGCTTCCCTGCGCTATCGTTGCGCCCCGGGCGTGCGTCGTCTGGAAGGAAGTGGGTACGCTCGCCGCCTTCGGGGCAAGCATATCTTTATCACACCAAATGGCTGTCAGCGACTGTCACCAACTGTCAACTTTTGCCAACGCTCGCGACGAGGCCCTCTGCGTCCACCCATTCCAGGGCGGACTTGCGGAGCCTGTAGACCGAGGACAGCGACATGTGCAGCTCGTACGCGATGTCCTGCCACTCGTTCCCTTCGCGGTAGTGGAGCTGCAGCGCAAGCGCCGCCATCGAGCCGAACGTGGTGCACACCGAGCCTGTGACCTTTCTTTCAAGCTGCAGCACCCGCTTGCATCGGTCTATCCCCTCCTGCAGCCAGGGCTCGTCCTGCATGGCGGCGATGGCTTGCGCGGCTGTCGGGTCGCCCGATCCAGACGGATGGGCCGTCTTCGTCCCGTTGGACTTTGGCAGCCTGAGTGCGTCCCTGCGCCGCTCGAGTTGCTCAAGCTCCCTCGCGCAGTCTGCCGCCCACTCGTAGAAGTCCGATGCGGTCAATGGCCCACCACCTTCTGTCGAAAACTTTTCAACATTTCCATTGTGCCACTGTTCCTCGATAAGAAGACGGCCCTGCATGCAAGCGTCGCAGGGCCGTGCTGGTCAGCCATTCCCCGTGCCCTCGCCGAGCGACCATGACGTGCCCGCCTTCGGGTGGCTGGTCAGGTGCCAGCCGTTGCAGTGCGGGCAAAGGTAGACCCAGAGCTGGGGAGCGCCGAGGGCCATGCGCCTGTCGGCGATCTGCTGCGCCATCCTCAGCGTGGCGTACCGCGCCTTGCGGCCGCACTCCTGGTGGCCGCGCCTGCCCGCCTTGGCGGTGACCGCATCGTCGCGGCGCCTGCGCCGTCGCTCGCGGTCGCGCCTGCGCTTCCGCAGCGTTGCCTGCCAGCGCCTGAGTCGCTTGTTGGCGTTGGCTCGGCACTTGCGCCTGCGTCTGCCCATGCCTACGACGCCCCTCGTACTGGAAGCTCGTCGACGGTGTACTCGCCGTCGGCGCCACTCACCTCGAGGGCAGTGCCCAATGCGTCGGCCATCTCGAGCGCATCTGTGTCGCTCAGGTATGCGGCGACGAGCTTGCTCACCCTCCCGTTGCGGTACGAGAGCACGTAGACCTTCTCCAGTGCCGGCACTGTTGCCTGCTTTGCCATGCCTTCCCCCTTCTCTTCGCTCCGATCTGCCCCGACATCACGCCTGGGCTTGCGCCCGCTGTCCTTGGTGTCGGCGCCGGGCTCGGCCTTGGGGTTGCCCGTCTCGGCGTTCGGTTCGCCGGCCTTCGCCGACTCGGCCCTCTCCCGAAGCCGCCTTGCCTTCTCCTGGGCGCTGGCGTCCTTCCAGTCCTTGCCTGCAAGGCTGAACTTGACGTCGAGCATCTCGGGGTCGGCAACCTCCGACCACCAGGTGACCCACTCGACGTACGCCGATGCGCTGCTCCCCTTGAAGACCCTGGTCTCCAAGCGCCCTCCCTTGCCTGGGCGCTCTCCGCGATAGGAACCGCTGCCGATGCGCATCAGCCGACCCTGCTTGTGGTTGCCCGCGATGACCCTCTCCATGGCTACCTCCCCCAGTCGTCGTGTGTCGCGCACCATGCCGCGAGAAGCAGCCAGCACGCCGCCATGACTGCCAGCGCCGCCATCGGCATCGACCTCCCTCAGATCCCTGTAGAGCGAGTTGAGCGAGCGCACGGGATAGCCCCTGTGGAACGCCATCCGAGTCCCCTCCCAACCATCGAATCAATACTTCGTTCTAATTACGGGCGCTGGCACCTTGGGCGGGTGCCAGCCCTCCCGCCGAGCTGCGCGGAAGCGCCCCACGGGACGCGCCGTGGCGGCTAGCGCGCTTGCACACCGTCTTGCGCACGGTCGAACGCTTCCAGCGAGCGCTTGACGACGTCCACCCCGTGGTGCGTGGCCTCCGCTATGGCCGTGACCGCCACGCCCCGCTCCCGGAGCTTGACGACCTCCGCGAGGTCGGTGCCCACGAGCGTGATCTTCCTGCAGCCCTTTCGCCCCTCGGCGTGCTTCGGCGCGTGCCTTGGCCCTCGCGCGGTTGGAATCTCGCCGCGAAGCTCGAGCAGTCGCCTGCCAAGCTCGGCGGCCTCGCGCGCGGTCAGCCGCTGCCCGTGCAGGCGCTTGTCGGGCGTCATGATCACCAGCATCGAGCACTTCTCCATCGTCAGACCTCCGTCCAGAAGTCGCCGGGGAGCGCATCGTCGGGCTCCACGCGGCGCACGATCCTCTCGTCCTTGCTCGAGAACAGCAGGTTGCAGTTCTCGCAGAGCACGTCGCAGCTGTGCTCCCACATGGTGCGAACCTCGCCCTCGTAGCCACCATGGCCCGTGCTCACGACCTTGGTGACCTGCTTGTCGTCGGGCGATATCCTCTCCTTCGCCATCCACTTGACCACCTTGTGGCGCAGCGCGTAGCCGTCGGGCGAGTGCCTGTCGCGCACCTTCTCGGTGAGGTACTCCAGGATGCGCCCGCAGTACGGGCAGCGGAGGAAGTCGGTGTATCGGAATGAGACTCGCCTAGCCATGGGGGCTCCTATCCTCGGAGAGGATCTTGCAGACCAGCGCGTGCGGCCTGCCCTTGCTGCTGTCGCACTTGTCGAGCGCCTTGGCTATGAGCGCATGGCACTCGGCCACCTCGTCGGGGGACGCCCTGCATCCGCCAGGGCAGGTCCTTGCCACCTCGGCCATCAGGCTTGCGAAGTCGCCGCGGTGCGTGAGCTCGCGATACCGCGCCTCGAGGGCGCCGTATGCGGTGCGGTGCGGCATGGAGCGAGCGTCGAGGAAGACGCCGTTGCCGGGCTTCGGCTGCGTCAGGCAGTCAGGGCAGCGCGGCACGCTTGCTTCCCCTCCCTCTGACAAGGGAGGGTTGACTCTCTCGTCTTCTCTTCTCTCATCTTTTCTAATCTCTTCTTCTCTTATCTTCTCTTCTCTTATCTCTAGGGCGAAATCGTCTGCAGCGTCTGCATTCGTCTGCAAGGGTCGGTCGCTCTGTTCGACGTTTTTGAAATCGTCTGCAGCGTCTGCATTCGTCTGCGCCTGCCCCTCGTCGCCGAGCAGCCACCATTGCTGAAGGCCCTTGGCGAGCCTGTAGCGCCTGGTGGCCTGCTTCCAGCGGCGCTGGATCCCGCGGGACGTTATTACGCCGTCCTTCGTCCACATGCCCTCGTCGATGAGGCCCGCACCGCAGAGCCTGCCCATGAAGGCGTCGAATTCGCTGGCAGTCATGTCGAGGTCCCGTGCGAGCTTTCGCTTCGTCCGACGGTCGACCTCGAGCGCAAACCCCTCGCGGTAGACGCGGCAGACGAGGGCGACATAGCGCCCAAAGAGCGCATACCCCTCGTCCGGATCGTCGACGTCCATGAGGTCGAAGACCTTCTCGTCGTCAGTCAGGACGTCCGTGGCCATGGGGAACCATTCGATGCCGTTCCTTGAGCTCATTGCTCGTCTTCCTTCCTGTGCTTGAGTGCGGCGAAGGTCTCCGCCGCCGCGGAGTCCCTGCCCGAGAGAACGTGCGCGTAGATCCTGAGCGTCGTGGCGACGTCGGCGTGCCCCAGCCGCTCCGAGACGGTCTTTATGTCGGTGCCCGCCACCAGGAGCCACGTGCCGTGCGTGTGACGAAGGCTGTGGAACGTCACGCCCTCGGGAAGCCCGCACTCGTGGGCGAGCCGCGTGAACGTTCCGGACACGTCGTTCGGCCTACAGAGCGACCCATCTACGCTCACAAGCGGGCGCTTGGCGGGGCCGCTTCCCAAGCGGGAGCGCTGCCACTCCAGGTGCTGCTCGATGACGCGCTTGTCATCCTCGGTGATCGAGACGTTGCGCGGGCGGCGGCCCTTGGTCATGGGCTGCCGGACGACCCCGCCCCCGGCGTCCACGACGGTACCGGTCACCCTCACCATCGACTGCGCCAGACGCACGTCCGTGCGGCGCACGGCGCAGCACTCGCCACAGCGCATGCCGGTGTGCAGGGCGAGCCATGCGGCGAAGAGGTGCGTCCTGCGCACGACGCCGGCATGGTCGGCGGGCTCGGCCGCAAGCTCGTCATCCAGGATGTCGAACAGGCGGTAGAGGTCGTCCTCGTCGAGCGCCACGGCCTCGTGCGGCATCATCCTGGGCTTGCTGGCCGACAGGACCGGGTTCGTCTCGCACACCCCACGCTCCACCAGCCAGTCGAACGCCCCGCGCAGGAACCAGTGCACCTGTCGCACCGTGTTGGGCGAGAGCGGGCGCCCGCCACGGCCGCCAGACACCAGCAGCTCGTGGTAGAGGTCGCCCACCATCGCGGTGGTCACCCTGCGCGGGTCGATGGCGGCAAGGCCGCAGAGGTAGTTGCGCACGATAGTGCGGTATCCCCTGCAGGTGTTCGCGGCCATGCCCTCCGCCTCGATCCAGTCGACGTAGGTCGAGAGCATGTCGGCAAGGCGCAGGGACGTGCCCAGGCGAAGGCCGGCGGAGACCTCGGCGAGCCACCTCTTGGCTTCGCGCTCGACCTCCTCGTCGGACATGTCGGCGGGAAAGCTGTGGTACGGCCTGATCCGCCTGCCGGTGACAGGGTTGGTGCCAAGGTAGGGCTGCACGTAGCGGGTGCCGTTGTGATGGCGCTTCACGCGAACCTCGACACTCACGCCCTATCGCCCGCCCTCGTGTTCCATGTGATAACGGCTCCGGCCGGGTTCTCGTGGAACAGGCGCGTGCGGCATGCGCATTTCTCCCCTGCCGAGCAGCGCACGAAGTAGCTCCCCGAGCTGTTGACCTCCAGGTTGGCGTCGCTGCCGCAGAACGGGCACGGCAGCAGCTCGTATGAGTCGTCTCGCACTATCATTGCTTCTCTCCTTTCCCGATCCCGCACAGGTGAAGCGCCTGGGCGGGCGTGTCGCAGTACCCGCTGGCGGTGTAGGTGACGAAGAGCCTTCCCTCGTGCTGCACCGACGGGAAGACCGCGCACTCGCCGTCGGCGTTCACGAAGTAGGTGATCTCGTTGCTGTCCTCGTGCGAGACGCCCAGCCGGTCGAGCATGCGGCGCAGCGCTACCACCTCGTCGCGCATGCCGCGGAAACCGTCATTCGTCATAGCTCCACCCCCAGTTCGCGCGCGGTCGCATTGGCCCGCTCAAGCATCTCGTCGCGCTCGTAGTAGTCGCACACGGCATCGTTGGCAATCATGCCGAACGTCTCGCACAACTCGCGCAGGCGTGCGTTCTCGCCAATGATTGCCCGAGCATTGTCAGCATCATCGGACTGGCACGAGCGCAGCCTTGCATTCTCATCTCGGAGCTTGGCATTCTCGGACTCAAGCCCCTCGATGGCGTCTGCGGCGTCGCGGAGCCGCTGCTCCGCCCTGTAGCTGCCAAAGGTGGCGAACGTCAGCGCCATCTCGCGCAGTTCGGTGGGTAGCTCTTCGCTCATTCGCCACCACCTTTCAGGAGCGGCTTCCCGTCCTTGTCGACCAGCACACAAGTCCCGCCGGCGTTGCCGGATGCCCATGCGAGGTACTGCACGCCCGTCCTTGTGTCCGTGACGATGTAGGCGCAGCCGCCCTCACACTCGAAGCGGCCCTCGTTCTCGACGTCCTGGTCGACAATCTTGGAGTTGCTGCACCCAAACGTCGCCAGGCACAGCGCAAGGGATGCGGCAACCGCCACCTTCGTCGCCTTGCTCATAGTTCGTGTCCCATCTCCTTAATGGTGTCGAGGTAATCGCGGATCTTGATGCCGTCGCGCGTCTCGGAGATGCGCTCGAGGATGGTGCCGCAGCCTGGCTTGTAGACGCTGTGCTTGCCCTTGTGGATCGCGTGCTGCAGCGAGTGGCGGGTGTCCGCACAGCAGAGATAGTCGGTAAGCATGTGGTCGATGATCTCCACGAGCCTGGCGTTCTCGGCTTCAAGCCCCTCGACGTAGGCCACAAGACTCGGACAGTCCTTGGTGCCGCAGCGCTTCGCCATGCGGTCCATGAACTCCCGCGTCCAGACGTACTCCTCCCGCTCGTCCATGAGGTCGGCGCACTTGCACCGCAGCTCCCAGATGGTGTCGGCTGCTCCCATCATCAGCGTGGCCGCCTGCGGCATAGCCAGCCCAACGCTCTCTGCCATGGACCGCAGCTCGTCACACTGCGCCGATAGCATGCTCATGTCGTCACCATCGCCTTTCTCAGTAGATTTAGCGCCGCCTGAATGTCGCTGTCCTTGGTGACGGCTTCCTTTGGAAACCTCGTCGCCGGCGCCTCGTCCAGCGGCCAGAGGTGGCGCATATTGGCCACATCCACCTTCTCCGACTCGGGCGGGTAGACCTCCACGCACCACACGCCCTCGCCCAGGCACTCGTTCTTGACGCGCTGTAGCTCGTCCCAAGTGATGCCGTCGCGCCAGTCGGTGCCCTCCGCCTTGCGGCTGATCGGCACGCGCATACGTCGCGTGCTGTTGACCGTGAGCCTGAGCCTGCCGTCCGCCCTCTGCTTGTACAGGACCGCCAGATAGTCCTTCGAGCGCCAAACCCTCAGCGCCACCGTCTCGAATTCGGGGAAGAACGGCCACTCCGACTGCGGGACCGGCTCCATCCTCCGCCCGTAGGTCTTGCTCATCGTTCCCCCTTCCCCATGACAACCGACTGCAGGACCTTCGCCCCGCAGTGGCGGCAGAACTTGTCCCACATGTCGATCGGCTTGCCGCACAGCTCACACTCGCAATGCCCTGTCGCACAATCGGTGGACTCGTCACTCACAATCACGGCATGCGTGACCGTGGTGGCGCGGCGGTTCCACATGCTGATCGCGTCGCGTTCAGCGGTCTTTTTACTGCTTCGCTCCGCATGCATAGATGCACAGCTATCCGACAGGCCGATGTGGCACGTGACCACGGCCCATCCATCGCCATCTGTGGTCCAGCCAGATGAAAGCTTCGGGACTCTCCCACAGAACGGGCAGGGTTTCAGCCATTCGCTCATGCTTTCACCTCCATATAGAGCGCAAGCATCATGAGGATGTGCGCCGTCTGGTCTTGTGCGTATCCGATCGCATGCCAGCGGGCTTTCAGCGCATCTATGAGCACGTGTGACAAAAGCAGCCAGCAGATGCGCCGGTCGATTCCAAAGGCCACGGCAAACGGAACTGTGTAGAGCACGCAGTGCGCCAGCAAATGCCACCAGTTCTCGCCCTTGGTCCTTGCGAGGAAGTCGGGCTGTAGCGCGTAGTCGCCAAGCATGTGGCAAGCGACCAACTTGTAAAGCAGGGCATAGCTCATTCGCTCAGCACCCCTCGCATGATGTCGAGTGCCGATTCAAGAACCTCCTTGCTCAGGTAGCCTTGAAGCTCTGACCTGCGCTCGGTCGTGATGTTGCCTACCGTCTCGGTGCGCTCCACCGTCAGCGTGCACGCCATGACGTAGAACTCGCCCTCTGGCGCCTTGCTCGCGTTAATCACGGGTACCTCTGCACTCACTCGTCTACCTCCATCAACTCGCGTACCCTCGCCAAGGAGCAGGCCAGGTCACCCACGACCTGATCAAACTCGCCGATGCTCTCGGCGGCCACGATCTCGCGGTCGCAGACGGTCGACAGCGCCCAGATCGAGGGCATGAAGCCCTGGACGTACCCGATGGCGCGGTCTATCCTCTGCCAGCACTTCTCGATTTCGCTCATTCGTCCACCTCCACCCACGCCCAGAGCATCCAGAGCATGGCTATGCAGACCCAAAGGGCGGTCTCGGAAAGCAGCTCGCCGGCCACCATGAGCTGGCAGAGCTTGAGCAGGCCCGTCATCAGGCCCAGGGTGATGAGGAACCGCATCATGACGCATCATCAGCTTTTGCGGAGGGTGAGCAGCCCTTGCCGAAGGCGGAGCAGCGACGGCTCTCGCGGGCATGCTCCATGTAGCGCTGGTACTGCTTGAGACGCAGCGACTGCTTGTTAATCATCGTCGAGCCGTCATCCTCGCAGAAGTGCAAGTAGCCGTCGAGGAGAGTGCCTAGGACCCACTTCTTCTCGGGCTTCTTGCTGCCTTTGGCATGCGCCTTCAAGATCGCAGTCTTTGTCGCGGTGACGGTGGTGTTGCCCGATGCGGCCTTCGAGAAATCCTTGATGAAGTCGTTGAGATAGGCGTCGGTGCCGCAGTATTCGAGCAGGAGCAGGAACTGGGCGTAGGCGGTTCTGGGGCCAAATGCCGCACCCCTCATAGCCCTGCCGACCCGCACCGCATGGTCAATCTCGTCGGCGTGCTGCTCGACGTAGGCGATGATGATGCCTCGGTCGACCTGCGTCCTGCTATCCCATTTGCCCTGAAGGCACGACAGGAGGCCTGCAGACCCCCACTCCACGCACGCCATGAACTTTCCCACGGCGGCGCAGTCTTTTTTGTTCGGCATGCTCAGGAAGTCGGCAGCCTCACGCCTGGTGCCGTTGTCTATGGTCTTGTAGGCGTTCTTGCCGTCGAGGATGTATGCGACGATGAAGGGCTGGGGAATGCCGCTCTCCACCACGGCGCTCAGGCGGTGCTGCCCGTCGTATAGGATGCCGTCATCCGCGCCGACCACGATGGTCTGCCCGTTCTGCGAGACGTAGCGGCCCTGCCGCATGACGTTGGCGAGCTGCGCGACGTACGACGGGCGGATGTTGCGGTTGTCCTCGTAGTTGCGCGCAAGCAGGTCGCTCGCCATCTCCGGCGTGATGACCTCGATGCCGGCCTTCTCGGTGATCTCTAGGGCCGTCTCAGCGGCTTTCATGTCCATTGTCTTCCTCCCTTGGCTCGTAGTCCTTGCACACGTCGTGCGGGTCCCTAATCCCGTCGTGCATGATCTTCTTGGGGTGCACCCGCCGCGAGGGGTCGCCCTTCACGCAGCGGGAGAAGGCGTCCGGCACCTGGTTGCGGCACCGGTCGCAGAGCCACCAGTTGCTCACTTGGCACCGCCTTCCGCGGCCAGCCGGATGCAGCTCTCGACGAGGTTGTGCAACGCGTCGTAGAACGCCTGGCGGCCGGGGTACGCATGGTTGCGAGCCCTGCGCTCGAAGTCCTCGGCGGCATCGGCCAGTGCCTGCGGGCTGTTTGCTCGCAGGTGCTTGTGGGATGCCGGGTTGCCCGGGTTCACGCCGATGAGGCACCAGCCGTGATCGTCGAGCGCCATGGCCTTGATATCCTGGCAGTCCTCGGTGAGGTCTCCCAGGTGCCAGGTCTCGCCGTCGGCGTCCGTGGGCAGGCGCACCCAGCCCATCTGAGCTATGGCGTCATCGTCCTCGAGCGCCGCGGCGCAGCCCTCGGCGAACTTGCGGCTCATGCGCTCCTGGAGCTCGCCCGCCGCGGCGGCGGCCTTCTCGTACTCGCGCTCAAGACCAGCATGCACGGAGTCTATGTTGGAGCACAGGTCGTGGAAGTCCTCGGCGTCGAAGACCAGCGTGTCCTCGTCCCCCTCGGGGTCGGGCAGCGCGTGGCGGCGCAGCTCGGTCGTGATGGGCTCGGGACCGTCACCGCGCTCGCCCTGCCCGCCCAGCAGCCAGATCAGGCGCGAGCGCAGCGTCTCGCACGCACCGCGGGTCCAGCCGAATGCCGGGTCGTGGATGGCGCGGCAGATGGCGCTCAGGCTCTCGTGGCTGCCGCCGCCGAGGTCGACCGACCCCAGGCGCGCGATCGTCTCGCGGCGCTGGGTGACGAGGCTCTCGCACGGCTCGTTCGCAATAGCGTTGTTTGTCATTTCCTCTCTCCTTCCGGCAGGTAGATCCAGCTGTCGTCACTCATTGCCCCCCCCCCGCAGGGCGGAAAAGCGGGGCCTTTGGCTCGAAGAACACGCACTCGGATGCGTCCGATCCCAGCAGCACGCCGGGGTGCCTGCGCAGCCCCAGGGTCCGCATCACCCTCGCGCTCATGCACGTGCCGGCGTCCACCATGGGGTTGTCGCTCGCCGCGAAGTGCATGCAGTCACCGCAGCGCCTGCCCGTGGTGCCGACCCTCTCTCGCGCCCTCTTGGCCCTCTTGCGCAGCTCGGCTGCGGTGGACGCGAAGCCGAGCTTGCTTGCGCGGCCGTTGATGGAGCTCTTCGACCTGCCTGGCAGCACCTCTGGCCAGCCGTCCCAGTTCCCGCCATGGGCTGGGTAGAACTCCATGAGGGCGGCGTCCTCGTCGGCGGTCCAGTTCCTACGCACGGGTGCGTCGTCGGTCCTCACGCAGAGCCTGTTGGCGCGTCCCTTGATTGCGGAGCGGGTCCTGCCGGGCACAAGCCTTTCCCAGCCGTCCCAGTCGGCGCCGTGCTGCGGGAAGAACTTCCTGATCGCTTCGTCCTCCTCCGGCGTCCACCTCTCCCCCGCCGTCATGACTCCACCTCAGGCGGGTACATGCGCAGCACGTCGGCGGCGCAGAGCCATCCGGTGGGCTCGGCGTGGTCGACGCCGATGGGCATGGCTTCCAGCAGCCCGAGCTTGGAGCCGTAGCTGGCGAAGCTCCAGATGACCGAGACGTCATGGCCCAAGCAGCGGTACACGATGTGCCAGCCGCACGTGCCGTCCTCGTACTCCATGCGCTCGCAGAGGAAAGGGGCGCCGCGGAGCACCAGCTCCTCCGCAAGCGCGTCGATCTCGGCGCAGGGCACGGCGTACTCGCCGTCGCGCACCACGGCCGAGAGCGATGTCTCGCGCGGGCTCACGAGACCACCCCGCCCAGCACGGCGGGAACGGCCACGGCGTAGGGGACGCCGGCGCGTATCTCCCGCAGGATGGCGGCAAGGCTCGTGTCGGTCCTGGGCGCGAAGTGCACGCAGGCTTCGGCCCAGGGCTGCACGTGGCAGCGGAGGATGTCGCCGCCGGGCTGGTTGCTGTGCCACTCGCAGCGCAGGAAGACCTGGCTGGCGGACGTGCGGGTGAGGTGGCGGCATGTGCCGCACAGCGGGGTCATCGCTACACCCCCGCCCAGAGCGCGCCGACGTACATGAACAAGTAGAGCAGCACGAAAAGCGCGACGACCTCCATGGGCGATACGGGCTCGAACCAGCCGTCAGGCACCGGGTGCAACCTGCCACCCATAATCACGTAGCGCTGCGAGCGCCTCCTCGCGCGACGGGTAGACGCCGATCGTCTCGTATATGCCGTGCGCGTCGCGCACCGAGACCGCCCACTCCTTGCGGAGCCTGCACCACGAGACCTGCGCGGTGCTGCCGTCGTTACCCTCAAAGACTTCGCGTTCATGCAACTTGCTTCCCTTCTCTAGCGGGGCCGTGCCCCTGGTCGTCATGGATGCGCGGGACGTCCCCCTCGCGCCGTCGGCTGGCCTTCCATGCAGATGGGCTTCTTTTTTCTCGCCCCGTTCCTTCCTGCCCGGCATGCCGGAGAGATGGATGGAAGATCGTCACCGCCAGCCGCCAGCGCGAGGGGGACGCGCCCCGCTACGCCGTGGCCGAGAGCGCCGCAATCTCGCCGGCGGCCGCAGACAGGCCGAACGTCGTCGCGTCGGCCTTGCGCCAGCTCCTGCGGATCCAGCGGTCGACGTCGGCCTTGCTGATGCGCAGGAGCACGTTCTTGCGCTCGGCGCAGGCGGAGCGGCCGCGGCTGACGGGCTTCTCGTAGGCGTCGAGCTGGCCCGCGATGATCGCCCCCTTGATGACCTCGCGCGAGATGTGCGCGTACTTTGCCGCAGCGGACAGGTCCATCCACTCGGCGTCGACGTAGGTCGATACAGCTCCCATCGCTATCCCTTCCTTCCAAAGCTGACTGTTGTTGTGGATTGCTTAGTGCAACGACCCTCGGTGGGCGTATCGCTAACGAGATGAGTGCTAGATGGCGGCCTGCACAGTGCTGTAACCATGGAGAATGCGGTCGTCAGTACGACCAAGCAGGTAATCAATTGAGCATTTGAAGAGGTCTGCCATCTGAACCAGAAGATGGATCTTGTTAATCGGAGTAGTGCCGTCTTCCCAATTGCGTACAACATCACCGCTTACGCCAAGTATTTCGCCAAGATCAGCCTGACTTAAGTCGAGCCTTGCACGTTCCGATTTGATGTTGTTCTTCATCTTGTACCTACCTAATTTCGGTTTCTTTACGGTGCAATATAGACCGCTTTTCGGTACTTGTCTAGTCTAAATATTGAAAAAAGTACCGAAAAGCGGTATTTGTATTGCCGAGAGGATTAAGGAGGCGTTTTATGAGACTCAAGGAAGTCCGTCAACAGCACAAAATGACTCAAAAACAAGTCGCTGAAATGCTGGGAATACCCGTCCGCACCTATCAAAACTACGAGCGCGGAGTAAACGATCCAGACACGGACGTCCTGCTGGATCTCGCGGATTTTTTCGATGTAACCGTCGATTATCTCGTGGGTTATAGCGATATCGCTCGCGCCACATATATAAGTCTCAGCGAAGATGAATCGCACCTCGTAGACACCTACCGCACCCTTGACGAGCCAGGGAAGAAGGCCGTCATAACGCTGGCGGAGGGATTGTCTGGCGCCAGCGAGTAGGAGGCCGCAGCATCCGACGCCTATGGAAGGAGGGCGCATGGGGAAGGAAATGAAGTCGAAGCTCGGCACGAAGAAGCAGATGCCGTCAGGCCGCTGGTACTGCGCCGTGGAGCGTGGCGTCAAGGCCGACGGCACCAGGCGCGTGCTCTCCGCGACGGTCGACACCGAGGAGGAGGCCGACATCCAGATCCAGCGGATGGCGGTACAGCTCGGCAGAAACCCTCAGCTGGGACGTGGGGTAACGCTCTTCGACGTCTGGCGTCTCTACCAGCTCACCAAGGGCGAGCGGCTCGCAAAGAAGACCATGCAGGGGTACACGTGGTACATGGGGCACGTCTGGCTGCCCGCCCTCGGCGACCGTGACGTCACGCTCATATCGCGCGAGGACGTCCAGGAGGTTATGCTCACCCTGAGGCGCGACTGCGCCGACAGGTCGCGGCGGATCCTCTCGAGCGTCCTGACCTTCGCGGTCAACAGGGGCCTGCTCGACGAGAACGTGATCCGCAAGGGCGGCTTCGAGCTACCAGGCGACACGGGCTCGGCCTACGAGGACGAGTCGGTGTGGGACGACGACCCCTTCGCTGCCATCGAGGGCAAGCGCGACGTCTGGGACGCGAGGACCGTGCTCACCGCGCTGCCGCTCATGCGAGGGCTCCCGCTCGAGCCCGCGTGGCTCGTCATGGTCGGAGCCGGCCTGCGCGTGGAGGAGGCTCTGGCGCTGCGCAGGATGGACGTGCGCCGCATCGACATCGGCGGGCGTCTGGTCACCCAGGTCGCGGTGCATCACGCCCGCACCGACCTCGAGGAGCGCAAGCGCACCAAGACCAAAAGGTCGGTGAGGATCGTGGCGGTGATGGAGCCCTTCGGCTCCAGGCTCTGGGAGATCGCAGAGGGCGTGCCCGATTGCGAGGGGCTGGTGTGCCCCGTGTCGGCGAGCAACCAGAACCACCGCTGGCGGGAGTACTTCATGGAGCCGCCCACGTCGAAGCACTGCCCCAAGACGGGTGTGTGGCGCGGCAGGCTCCACGGCCTGCCCTACGTGCCGCTCGCTAGGATGCGCGCGACCCACGCCACGCTTATGCAGGAAGCCGGCGTCCTCGATTCGCTGAACGCGGCCGTCCACGGCCACAGCGAGCAGGTGTCCAGGGAGCACTACATGCGCGGGGACGTTACCGCCGCGGCAGCCCAGACCGAGCGCTACCTGAGGCTTGTATTGTGACAACCTTCACTTGGGATCACTTGGGAGGGTGCCCAATATCTGGGAAAAAGTGGGGTACTTTTTTAACAATTTGATTATTGTCTTCGCAGGTAAATGGCATTGTTTGAGGGCAAAACCCAATTCTCCGGAGCGAAAGGTCGCAGGTTCGAATCCTGTAGAGGGCACCACATAATAGCGGCAGGCCAGCGGGTGTTTCCGCTGGCCTGTTTGCATATATTTCTCAACCTTTGGAAGGCCCATTTCTTGGAGATACTTGGAACGGGTGGAGTGTTCTCATAAGTTTTGAATCTATTGAAGCATTGGGCGCAGCCCCAACCTAGCCCCACCGTTCGGCAGACGACAGCCTATCATACGATTCCGATCTTTTCGCCACGCGGAATCGCCAAATGCCTGGGTAAATACTCAACAGACAGCAAAACAAGGCCTAAAATCGCCTTACAACAAGCCGTCTACCTGCGCTTTTATTTACAAGTAATGCCCCATCCGGCATCACCGGATGGGGCCTGAAAACACGATCCTATGGCAGCTTCTTCCGCGCTCGCCTGGGCTTGCAACCATCCAGCTCTAGGAGGCAGCTCTCGCAGCGGAGCAGATAGTAGACCGCGGTACGCGTCGTGCGCTGGCTCCCGTCAACCAGGCGCATGGGGCGCCCGCAGGCGGGACACTTCTTGGCGATCATGACGCCACCGCCACGAAAAGTGCGCTGAACAGAGCGACGAGCCCGGCGATGATAATGTGCGCACTGATCACCACGAAGGCAGCGATGCCGGCGAGTGTGACGCAGCCAGTGAGCGGCCTGTCGGCATCGTTGATCCTGTCATCCCTGATGCTCATAGGCCATCAGCTCCTTGGAGGGAACTTGTTGTTCAAATCATCCAGATGCTTAGGAAGGCCGGCCTTGCATGACTGGACAAGGTGCGCATAGCTGTCATCCGTCATCTGTATGACAGGCATGCTCTTGCCGTCGTTCTCCGTCGCGTAGACACTGATGAGGGTTTCAATCTCCTCCTCATCGGTCAGGTCGTGGATTCGGTCGCTCACCTTCCAGACCCATGTATTCCTATCCACAATATGTATGAGGCATGACACTGCGGTTACCGCCCTTCTGAGTTGCTCATGTGGCTCTGGCTCAGGCTCATCCTCAGGCAGCCGCTTGAGCGGCCATCCACCGCCAACGAAGTTGTCATACAACCAGCGCTCCTTCACTCCCCCATCAGGCACACTGTCAATCATCCGCCGGCCGCCCAGACTGACGCCAACGTGCCCTGTGTTGTAGGGGTCGCCATACCTGCTGAAGAAAACGAGGTCGCCCGGTAGAAGCTCGTCGGGATCGTTCGTCCAGTGTCCGCTGTCGCGCACACAGTCGGACTGGCTGCCCTCACCATTCTGATGCCCCTGCCATCCCGGAATCTCCAATCCAGCCGCTGCGTATGCGCACGTGGTGAGGTAGCTGCAGTTGTAGCTCTCGCCCTCCACGCCGCCAGATGGCGTCCGGTCGTAGGCGCAGCCGATGCTGTTGCGGCAGTAGGCCACGATCTTGTCGCGGTCGCCCACGCTACTCGCTGTCCTTGTACGGGTTGCCCATGGCGCTGACATGGGATGCGCCGATGATGGCACCGACGAAGACGCCCACGGCGTTGATGGTGAGCACGATGGCGTCGACGTTGGCGAGACCCCAGGCGGGGCCGACCGCGCCGACGAAGGCCGCGAGCGCTGGGCAGAGGATGAGTCCGACCCACTTGAGGATGTCGTAGAGCCAGTTTGGGATGAGGTAGTTCATGGTGGTTCCTCCTGACTGACTGGCGGCCACGCCCTCGACTGGGACGCAGCCGCCTGTGCATTGTTCGGTTGTGACTGGGGATGCTGCCTAGACCTCGCGCTCCGGCAGCACCATCACGCGCTTGGCAAGCTCGTCCACGAAGTGGTTCTCGATACCGTACTGCTCGCATATGAGCTGGTAGTCCTCGTACTCGACCCAGAATGCCTGCTTCTCCTCGGTGCTGGCCATCCCCAGGTCGTCGAGGTAGCGGTGCGCCTTGTGGACGATGTCGGAGCGCATCTGCGTGCACTGGCCCTTGAGTACGGAGTCGATCTTCTCGTCCTGCTTGTCGAGACGCTGCTCGATGCATTCGCGCCACTCTGCCTCTGCCGCACGCTTGGCATCTGTGTCGGCGCGTGCTTGGTCGCGCTTCTCGTCGGCCCTCTTGAATCGGTCGTTGAGCCAGAGCTGTCCCGCTAGTGTTAGAAGCCCGCCCACTATGGGCGCGAGCCACGCCCAGATGCCACTGATTGTGTCAGGCATCACAGCGCCACCGTTCTGTCCGAACCACGACCTACGCGCACGCACTTGGCAGTACCCGCGGAGTAGTCGAAGGTCACGACGTCAAAGGCTTGCTCGTCCACGGTGTTCGCAACGGCGCCAGCAGCCGTCGATAGCGTGTCGCACGTCGTGATGATGATGGGCGTGCCGTCCTCATAGGCGTCTACCACCGCGTCCCAGTGCGTGTGTCCCTGCATGAAGAACAGCACACTCTCCCTGTAAGGCTCAAATGCATCAAGCACCCACTGGCGCTCCATAATCAGCTCGTGCGTCTCGTCGCCAGATGTCGTGCGGTAGATGCCGTGCACGACCACGACCGCCTTGTAGCCGTCTGGCAAGGCCCCCATGGTGTCCGCCACCCACGACGTCTGCGCCGCCGCGTCGGCGCCCCAGTCGAGCAAGAAGTACCTGACCTTGCAGGCGTCGTTGTCGTAGTAGTACCAGTTTCCGCTCCCGTAATGGAGGTCGTTACCCCCGTATGCCTTGTTGATTATGGAATACTGCTCGGCCGCGCCGATGTACTCGCTCGGGTTGTCGGAGTTGTTGTTGCGGTTGTTGTCATGGTTCCCCATGACGCCGATGCTCCTCACGCCCATGTCCTCGAAGCGCATGGCGTTGACGCACTCAAGAATCTCGGCTGCTGCGGCAGACTTGGGGTTCAGGTGGCTTTGCAGGTTGTCCCCGCCGTTTATGACCAGTCTGACGTTGGTGGCACCAAGAATCCGCCTTATGAGCGCCGGGCTGTGCTGCGCGTTGTTGCGCCAGTGGCAGTCGCTGATAAAGACGAAGGCGTCTCCGTTGCGCCCGACCGAGAGCATGTTCGCCCTGACCTTCTCGATTGCCTGCGAGACGTTGTCGGCGAAGTAGTCGGGGATGTCGCTCGCGGTGGAACCCTCGCGCGCCACGTAGTCGATGAGCGTGAATGGCGGGACGTATGATGTTGACGCCGTTCCCTTCTCAATCTGGAATGCGCTGGAGTCGGTGGTGACGATGCCGTCACCGCCCTTGTAGACGTGCGCTGCCATGTAGTGCGTGTCGGCGCTCGTCGTGATGGTCACGTTCGTTGAGAAATCACTGATGGTGGTCCTGTTCAGGAACTCGCCGTTCCCGTCGTACTCGCCGATGTAGATTGCCGCCGTGTCGTTGAAAGAGATTTCGTATGCGGTGAGCGTGTATGCCGTGGATGGCTCGACAGCCACGTACTCGGACATGCCGAAGTAGTTGGCTGTCCCAGCGTCCACGATGGCACCACTCGCCCTGACCGCGTATTCCCCCATCTCGGCGGTGTTGAGGTTGCGTGTCGGCTCTGTGTTCGCATCATACCTAGCGTCAAGGTCAGAAACGCCATCACGTGCAACCGTGTCAATAGCCGTCAGCGGTGGAATGTAAGCTGTAGCGTTTGCACCCTCCTCTATCTGAATGGCGGAATCATCGTTTATATCGTTGCCGCCAGAGCGATAGTAGAAGGCATATAGGTACGCACATGTCTCGGGAGTGGTCACTGTGCTTATCTTTATGCCGCTTCCTGCGTGGTTCGCACTTATGAACGCCATGTTGGAATCATAGAAGTCCCAGTAGACGGTGCCCGCTATGTCCACGCACGAGATGGTGTAAACAGTGCTCGGGCTGCACGGTATGGGTTCTTTCATGCCTACGTGTGTGTTATTGGCATCAAATGCAATTTCGCCAGAACTCTTTGCATACCATCTGCCCAGCGGCTTGCTGTTGAGGTTCCTGGTCAATTCCGCCATGTAGTACACCGCTGATTGCGCGACTTCATCGGCTATGGGCTCTCCGTTGATGCTCGATATCGCCATGCGTCCTCCTTACGGCAGCGTCACGCTGTCAAGCACGTTGTTGTGCTGATCGCGCAGCGTGAGCGTCTTTCCATTTATGTCAAGGTAGCGCCCATAATTGATGCTGCCGACGCCATCGCTTACCGCGCCGCTGATTAACGCCGCAAGCGACACCGTTGACAGCGTTGCACCACTGACGGACTTGAGCACTAGTGACGAGTTCTCTAGGCTCAGGCTGTGTGCCGCCTGCCCGTCCGTGGCAAGCCCGCTGTCTAGGTTTACGCTGCCAAGTGAGCCACCAGCCACTGAGTTGAGCGTAAGGTTCGTTCCGCTCCAACTCAGGCTACCGCCAGCCTCGGTCTTGCGAGCGAAGTACGAGCTTATGGCGTCCGCGAGCTGCCCGAGCCCTATGTCATCGAGCCATGCCATCAGAACAACCCTCCTATCACCGATTGCGGTATGACGTTGTTCGTCTCGTAGATGAAGTTGTCCCTCAATGCCTCGGTGTCTGCCCTTGCCTGCCTGATTCTGTCAAGCATGCCGTCAGGCATCTTCCCGAAGGTATATCTGGTCGCGCTGGGGTTGTCCAAGTCCAAGTTCGCCTCTATGACCCGCATTGCCAGCGTGCTGCCGAGTCCCTTTGGCTCAACCTGCACCATCTGGCCGACGAGCAGGTGCCTGTATCCGTCCTTGTAGAAGGCCATGTCCACGGCATCGACGCCGACGCTGTGCTTCATCTGGTACTGCGCGACTATCTCCTGCATTGCGCGGTTGAGAAGCGCATGCGGGTCTTTGATTTCCGAGTCGGTGAAGGTGAACGTCCTGAGTCCGTACTTCCTCACTGTCGGTATGTGGTACACCACGCCGCCATTCACCATGAAGTCGGTGTTGTAGACGCCGTTAGGCAGTCGGTCGAGCGTCACCGTGCTGTCCGTGTACAGCAATTCCGTACCCGCGTACCATGCATTGCCGCCAGCGGAATATGAATGCGGTGCGTCTGGTGATATGGAGACGGTACTACCAGTCGGGGATATGACGGCATCGGCCATCACCGTATAGGCGATGTTCATTGCGACGATTATGTCGTTGGCATGCACGGTGATGGTCTGTCCGTCAGTCGTTGCAAGGTCGAGCGTCGTTGCACCGATCGTCACTGGACTCACGATTCTGAGCCACCTGCCAGCCACGAAGCTGCTGTTTTCCTCTCGGTTGGTCGCACCCATCGGGTAGCAGCCAGAGTAGTACCCCTCGTCGCTTGTGTCGCTCTCGTATGAGGTCATGTTCTCGCCGAATATCACCGACTGGCCGCTGTCATCGAACGACACGCCCTCATAATCGCCGACGTAATCCGCCGTGTCCAGAGCGATGCGGCGCTTGTTGTTGCCGTCTCGCCAGACCTTGAAAATGCAATCGTATGGCTGCACGATGCCATTGGTCAGGATGTCTAGGATTGGTGTCGGCGAGGTTCCGATTGTCCCAAGGACGCGGGTTGGCGGCACCGTCACTGGCAGGGTCGGGTCTATGTACCCGATTGTCTCGGCATCTATCGTCTCCGACGAGTTGATGAAAGTCCTGTCGGGTCTGCCACCTCGCCCATCATATCCTATGGCAATCATCAACTGGTTGTAGCGGCCTACGACTATGGCAAAGAGAATCTGTGCACCTATGCGGTCGCTTACCCTCACGTGCACGTCCGCAAGAAGCTGGGCGTCACTAACACAGGTTATGGCAAGCTGGCCGTCGATCTGCTCGGCCATGCGGGTTATGAACCCGCAGAAAAGCGACTGTCCACCGTAGCTTACCGTGACGCTGTTCTCTAGGTCGCGCATCCTCATGGAGTGGCGCAGCGGGTGCTCTGGCGGCACCGTGAAGGTCAGTTGGTCGATGCCCATCTTGGACGATAGCCTAGCGCTGTGAATAGGTCGGTTGTCGTTGCCCGCTTGGAACAGTACCTCCGAGCCGTACATGATGAGGTAGGAAGCCATTACAAGTCCCTCCGCGTGTAGGTGAGCGTGGAGTGCTGCTTGGCCTCGTTCGCGCAGTAGAGGTCCGTCCCGACCTTTTCCCAGTCGGAGCCGAACGTCGCGTCCGTGCCGTCCAGGCTGTAGCGGTCATTCGCGGTGTTGACCACGAGGTTCGTCCCATCGAGGTACTGCCACCAGTCGGCGACCTCGACGGTCACGCGGTTCCTGCCGTAGACGGCCTCGGCCACGGTGTCCTCGCCCTCGCCGTCGAAGGACCCCATGGGGGTCACGCCCACGGTGACGTCCGCGGACTGCGCGTGCGCCAGCCTGACGTCGTCGTAGTAGGTGCTGCCCTCCATGACCACGGTGCCGCTCGGGTGGCTGTTGACCTCGAGCGAGACCCTGCCCTCGGAGCGCTTCCACGGGTGGCGGTCGACGGAGACGGTGACCATGATGCCGTTGGCGGCGAGCCGCTCGACCGACTCGATGGCCCAGCGCCCGCGGTAGGTGTAGCCGGGGTCCCAGCTGAGCGTGTAGTCGGCCATGGTGCCGTGCACCAGCCCCGTCAGCCTGCGCAGGCGCTCGGGCAGGTCGTCGCCGCACAGCACGAGCCCGAAGGTGTGGACGCCGTTGCGGTAGGCCACGAAGCCCACCGACTCGGTTATGTCCAAGTCGCTCCCCGCGGGAATCTCGACCTTGGTCACCTTCGGCTCGGGCGGCTCCATCTCGAACTTTGAGAGCGCGGCGCCGAACTCCTCGCAGAGGTCGGTGCCGTCGAAGATCACCCTGTAGTCCACGTCATCACCTCACCAGTGCGCGGTCCATGCGCGTGCGGATGCCGCCCACCAGCGCGTTTCCGTCAAGGTAGATGCCCATGTTCGCAAGGTCGTTGCGCAGCGCCTGCGTGGCGGCGTACGCCCCGCCGTCGACGGGCTGCGCCACCGCGGCCTGCGGCGCTGCGGTGCTCCTTGGCAGCGATGCCGCGTAGACGTCGCGCACGGCGTCGGCCATGGAGCGCTCGGCCATGCGCACGCCGCTGTCGGTTCCCTGGGCGAGTCCCTCCATGTTCATCTCGCCCACCCAGGCGAAGAGCTTGGACGGGGACGCGATTCCCAGGAACGCCAGTGCCCCGTCGACGGCCCCCTTGATGCCGCCGAGCAGCGCGTCCTTGACCCTGCCGACGTTGGCGGAGATGCCGTTGACCAGCCCCGAGATGAGGTCGGACGCGGCTCCCGCGAGGTCGAAGCTCGAGACCTTGTCCCAGATGTCCTGCAGCATGGAGCCCGCCGTCGCGAGTATCTGCGGCAGGGCCTGCCCGATAGCCGTGACGATCGCCCCGAAGAGCTGCACGGCGGCTCCGAGCAGGGCGGGCACGTTCGCTATCACCGTCATGACGAGGGTCACGAGCAGGTTGCCTATGGCGGCCAGAATCGTGGGGCCGTGCGTGGCGATTGCCTGCGCGATGGTGCCGAAGAGCGATATCGCTGCTGACATCATGTTCGGTATGTTCGCGGTGATGAGGTTGATCACCGTCGTGAGCAGCGTGAGCGCCGTGGGACCCACGACCGCCACGAGCTGCGGCACGACCGTGGCCAGCGTCTGCGCAACCATCGGCACGACGGTGGGTATCGCCGTCTGCACCTGCGCCATGATGGTCCGGATCCTGCCCATGATGCCCGTCGAGAGCTGGTTGCCGTTCTCGTCCGTTGCGCCCAGGAGCGCCGTGGTTGCGGTGCTGGCCAGCTCGGTCGCTCGGGCCGCCACGTTGCCGTCGTCCTTGCCGAACTCGGTGAGCAGGTTCTGCCACGCGGACTTGGTCGCGTTGATGGACCCTTCGACGGTGGTCATGCCCTCCTTGCCGGCATAGCCCGCGTAGCCCATCATCTGGACGTAGTCGACGACGGCCGCCTGGCAGTCGGCGAGGTTGTCGATGGTAAGGTCGCCCGCCTGGCCCTGCGATACGCGCCAGTCGTTGACCTTGTCGATGACCTCCTGCATGCCCTCCTTGGTGGGCTTGATGCCCAGCTGGAGGTTGTCCAACATGGTGAAGTTGCCCTTCATGATGCCGTTGAAGGCGTTCTGCGCGGACTCCTGCGTGATGCCCATCGCGGAGACAATGTCGGCCTGCGCCGTGACGACCTTGTCGGCGAGCTGCGCAGCGCCCGCGGAATCCCCTCCCATCGCCTCGCGCAGGCCGACCGCGAGGCCGTTCACCTGCTGCAGGTAGTCGTTCTGGCTCATCTGGACGTTCTTGTATGCGTCCTTCGAGCGCTGTTCTATGTAGCCGTAGGCGTCGCCGAACGCAAGCTTGGCACCGCCCGCCAGCTGCTCGTACTCGGCGTAGCTGTCGAGCGCGGCCTTGCCGACGGCCCCGACGCTCGTGGCGGCCGCGGCGCCGCCCGCCACGAGAGCCTTGCCCATCATGCCCGCGACGCCCTTCATGCCGCCGCCGAGCTTGGACCTCAGGCCGCCGAGGATCCCCTCGCCGGCCTTGCCGCCCGCGGACTTGCCGGCGGAGTCGGCCGCGCCGCCCAGCTCCTTCTCGATGGTGCCCTGCGCACCCCTGAGCGATGGGATAAGCCTGACGTAGGCTGTAGCTAGGTCAGCCATCCTCCACCTCCATGAACGGTATGCCGAGGGCGGCCGCGACCTCGGCGAGGTCGGTGCCGTCCAGCTTGTCCCTCACGCGCGCGACGTCGGCGGGCGTCTGGACGGGCGTCGGCCTGTTGCGCCCCTTGGCGCCGTCCTTGCTGTTCTGCCACGCCAGCACGCGCAGGTCGTACTCTATGGCCGCGAGCAGGTAGGTCGCGTCGTCCCACGCGGCCTCGGGCGCCACGGCCCTCACGCACGCCGACTCTCGCGGCAGGTGCGCGGCGAGCGCGGCGGCGTGGGCGACGCTGTAGTCCGTGCCCATGCCGTCGACGCTCAGCCCGTAGAAGCGCTGGAAGTCGGCCCGCAGCTCCCCCGGGTGGTTGCCCAGCAGCGCCGCGAGCACTAGGAGTTTTTTGCCCCGACCTGCTCCAGCACGTCGGCGAAGAAGTCGTTGAACAGCTCCGCGCCGACCGCCCCGCCGTTGGCGTCGGCGAGGTCGCACATGGCCTCGTAGGCGCCGTCGTCGCCCAGCAGCACCGAGAGCATGCGGCCGTAGAAGACCAGCTTGCGGTCGTCCGCCAGGCGCCCGTCGGCGGTGCGCGACAGGCAGTACGTGAACCGCTGGTCCGCGAGCCTGCCGGGGTCGACCTCCACGGTCGCGCCGTGCGACTCGACGGTGATGGTCTCAGCCATGCGTCAGTCCCCCTACTCGCTGGTCGTGGTCGTGGTCGTGGCGGTCTTCTGGATGTAGTCGTACATGCGGAAGCCATCGGCGTCGGGCATGCAGGTGATCGTGATCTCGCGCCCTGCGACCTCGCCGGAGCCGTGCACGATGCTGCCGACCTCGGTGACCTGGCCGTTCGGCACGACCTTGCGCCACTTGCGGCCGTCCTTGAGCAGCAGCTCGAAGACGTAGCAGCGGATGTCGTGGTCGATGTTGGCGTGCTTGACGGTGATGACGTTGCTGCTCTCGCTCACGGCGCCGTGGCCGTGCCACTCGGCGAGCGAGTCTGCGGTGATGCTGACGAGGGTGAGCGTGAGCGTCTCGGTCTCCTGTGACTTGAGGACGCAGATAACCTCGCCGTTGAGGTCGTGGACCTCCTCGGTGTCGGTGTCAATCTCCTCCTCGATGCCGTCCTCGGAGATGAAGCCCATGTTCTTGAACTCGGTGCCGAGCGCGGCAAAGGGATCCTGCTCGGTGCCGACGGTGGTGCCGGCAGGAGCGGAGTACCCGTAGCCCCCGCGCACGCCCTTGACGTTGGAGACGTCGGCGGTGTCGTTTGCTGCCATTTGTCCTCCTAAGAAGAAGCCCCGCGCGTGGCGGGGCTAGTCGTTTACGAGTATCTGTGCCGTGACCCGGTGGCGGCACCTGCCGTCCAGCGGGTCGTAGTAGTCGCTGAGTATCTCGACGGAGAAGACGTTGGGTCTCTCCCAGCGCATGGCCAGCAGCCACCGCTTGGTCTCCGCGGCAAGGTCGGCTGCCCTGCCGCGCGTTGCCGCGTGCACCAAGAGAGTGACGGTGGCGGTGTCACGCACCAGCTCGGTGGGGCCACCGTCGCGGTTGGCCGTCCCGAACTCGGCCGGGGCGTGCCTGGGCACGTCGTGGTGCCACGGGATGCCCGTGACCTCCGCGAGGTAGGTGACGACCTCTGCTGCGACGTCCATGTCAGCCCCTTCCCGCGTCGAGCGCCTTGGTGAGCGTAGAGTGCTTCGCCTGCATGGCCTTGGCCTCGTTTGTGGCGGTTGCCACAGCGACGGCAGGGTTGCCGCGGCTGGTCACGCTGTCCATTACCACGTGGTGCTTGGCCCTCTCGTATCCGCCCTCGGGCATGAGGGAGTCGGCCTCGGTGGCTATTGCCTCGGCCCTTCTCCTGAGCTCTGCCTGCACGCCGGGGTCGGCAAAGACCTCCTTGATGCCGGCCAGGTTGAGCTTCACCCTGACGCTACCCATCGACCCACCCCACGAACACCTCACGGTTCCATGGGGTCGGGCATAGCTCGGGCGGGAGCGGTGCCGGGTCGCCTGCCACGACGTACTCGGACGGGTGCTCCATGCCTGAGTCGCGCACGCGCACGATCCTGCAGCCGCGAAGGCTCGCCGCATACTCCTTCGGAATGCCCAGCGCGTACTGGACGTGCACGCCATAGGCGCGCATGGCCCCATCCACGTCCTCGGTGGTGGGGCGCCCGAAGAGCACGTTGTCGACGGTCTCGGGCTCCCACGTCGTGACGGGGTCCATGCGCTCGTCGTATGCGATGGAGGGGCGCAGGACGGTCACCGTCTCGCCCCTAAGAAACGTCACTGCCATCACCTGCCAGCGGCGCCCAGCCGATGCGGCTGCCGCTCACTCCCAGGAGCGCCAGCTCGCTCGGCAGCGGCTTCGGCGTGCCGTAGGAGGGCGTGAAGCTCATGCTGTGGGAGAAGCCGACGGCCGTCATGGTCTCCTGAGTCACGCCGGCGGGCACGTCCGTGCCGCTCGGCATGACCCGGTTGGCCATGGAGCGGCAGACGCGCATAAGTCGGTCGGCGAGGTCCTCGGACGGGTCGGAGTAGTCCACGTGCGCCTTGTCGAGCGCCACGCGGATGGCCGCGCTGGCGTCGGCGAGGCACTCGGCGAGCATGCCCTGGTTGGCCACGGGTCCGAAGCGCGCCTCGTACTGCTCTACGGTCGCGAACGGTTCCATGTCGGCCCCCTATTCCTCGAGCAGCCCGACGAGCTGCGTCTTGGTGGCACGCTTCGGCGCCTCGATGCCACGCTCCTCGCAGAGCGAGCGGAGCTGGGCGACGGTGAGCGCGGCGAGATCCCGCGCTTGCTCGGACTCCGGCGCATCAAGCGTCACGAGTGCCGGGTTCGCGGCCATCTGTGCGGCCACGAAAGCCGAACTCGGCTCGTAGGTCGCGCCAGTCCTCGTGTCGCGGTATCGCATGGCCTACTCGCCAGTCGTGGTGGTCGTGGTGGTCGTGGTTCCGCCGGAGCTGTAGGTGAAGATGAGGTCCTCGGCGACGGCCTTGGTGCCGTAGCTGTAGAAGATGCCGAAGCCGATGGCGTTGGAGAACTGGATGCGCTCGGCGGGAGCGATGGTCGGGAGGACGGGCTGCGCGATTGCGCCCTCGGCCATGGCGATGGCATCAACGCCCTGCGGCAGATAGACGGAGCTGTAGACCTTGACGCCGTGGAAGGTGGCGATTTCCTCGCCGTGGGCGCCGCCGTCCTGAACCTTGTCGAAGTAGGTGCGGAGCTGGCCGTAGAAGTTCGGGCTGCACACGACGGCAATCATGTCGCGCTCGACGCCATCAACGTAGTCGTTCTGGACGGTCTCGACGGACTGGATGAGTTCCTCGGCAATGAGTTCGACGGTCGTGGCGTCAGCGGATGGCGTGAATGCGGTGCCGGAGGTGTTGGCCTCGGCGAAGAACGCGCGCTCGAGCTCGCGGACCATGGCCTTCTGGGCGCTCGCCGCTTCGCGCGTGACGAGGTCGTTGACGCCGTAGAGCGTGACGTCCTTCTGCTCGACCTCGACCACGATCTCCTTGTCGGTGTTGACGGGGATGGTGACGGGCTTGGCCTTGACGGCCTGACCAGCGCCGCCGGAACGGGCGGTGCCGTAGTTGTTGGAGGTCTTGTTCTGGAAGCGCTTGGCCTCGTAGGTGCCAGCACCAGGAGTGCCAGAGAGTGCGGTGTTCTTCAGGGCCTGGGAGATGCACTCCTTCTGGACGTTCTCGATGACCGCGCCGTACTGCTCGGCGAGGTAGTCGTTACCGGTGGTAGCGAGCAGGACGTTGAGAGATTCGATGCGAGCCATTATGGCTCCCTTCTAGAAGATGATTGGTATGTCTGGCTTGCCCCGGCGCGCGTTGCCACCACCGTCATCGGTCCTCGTCGGGTACGCTGGGAGTGAGGACATCTTGTCCTTGATCATCCGCGCGTTCTCGCTGACCTCGTCCTCGGTGGCGCCGCTCATGGCCGCGAGGATCTCGGCGTCGACGCCAAAGTCCTTCGCGACCTTTGCGACGATGCTGTCGCGCTGCATCTGGGCTCTGATGCCGTCTAGCTCCTTCTGGAGCTTGTCGGCTCGTTCCGTAGCCTTCTGGAGCTCGCTCTTGCTCGCTTCCTCGGCTGCGTCGAACTTGTCCGCCTTCTCCTTGAGCGCTGCATAGTCGGCGTACTTCTTGCGCTCACGTGCCAGCCGTTCCTTGACGGTCTCCTCGACCTCGGCCTGCGTGAACATGCGCTCGGGCTTATCCTCAGGTGCGCCCTGAGTCGGCGTCTCGGTGCTTTCGGACATGCTGTCCCCTTCCCAGCCCTTGGCTGTCGTCTTTATCCGCACGTAACCCGTGCGTGGGTTCGCCCCTCCCTCGTTAGCAGCCGAGGAAAGAACTTCGCCGCAGGGTGAGTAGTCCTGCGGCGCGTCATGAAAAAGGCCCCATGCGGAGCCTGATTCGACTGATTCTGAAAAGCGGACGCCTAAGAGTGCAGCGTTATCGTCCGCTTCCTGACCTGTGGCGCTCGTGCATCCACAACGCCTGCTCCCATGTCATGGAGCGGTACTTGACCACCTCGGGTTTGTTCTCCCAGTCGCGATGCCTGACGCCTGCGAAGTGGACGATGCGAGCGTTTGGCGCGTTCTTGTCCGTCCACCAGTTGGAGTTGTACTCGCTGGGCATGTCGAAGATGGAGCCTTGGCAGAGCTCGTTGCATACGTCCTGCTCGACCCACGTGTACCTGTTGGCGTTCAGCTCGGCAATGACCTCGTCGGCCTTGCCGTCTCGCATCATGTCGAGGTTGTAGAGAACAACGCCATGGTTGCAGTAGAGATATGCATCGGTCGAGCGGTGCCACTCGTGCGTCGCGCTGAAATAGCGGCCGTCTATGGGCAAGTCCCATATGCTCGACACGTCGCGCACGCAGATCGTGTCGCAGTCGAGCGACAGTACCTTGTCGAGGTCTCTCAGCACGTGGCAGAGGGCAGAGCGCATCATGGCCATGTACGTGAAGCCGCTCACCATGTTCGGCCCGCCCTGTGGGAAGAACGTCTGGTCGCTCACGTCGTGGCACTGCACCATGCTCGGCAGCTCGTGCGGGAACTCTTCATCCTCGATGAGGAAGTGGATGGCGTCCACGTCGCTGTTCGCCACGAGAGACTTCGCGGCCGTCTCCATGTCGGAATAGATGTTGCGTGTTCCGCAGTAGGCTGCGTGCCTCAGCTCGGCCATACGACCTCCCTGAACTCGTGGCCGCATGCGACGCGAGTGTCACAGAAGACGTCGACGCCGGCACGCGCGAGACTCAGGCAAAAGTTGACGTCCTCACCGCCCGAGTTGAAGGCATCCCTGCTCGCGTAGACGTCTGGCACGTCCATCGGGATGCGCGAGACGTCAGTCCATTCGAACCAGGGGAACTCCAGCCTGCGGAACAGGTCCGTGCGGATGAGGGCGCATCCCATGCCGCCTGCGGCCACCTCGATGAGGTGCGCGCCAGAGTCGCGCAGGGCATGCAGCTCGTCCCCCGAGTACATGACCCATCCTGGGCCGCGCTTGAAGACGCACGCCAGGCGCTTCTCTCCCCTTGCGTAGCGGTTGAGGTAGTAGCCAAGCGCGACGTCCACGCCATCCTCGAGCAGGTTTACGAGTGCATCTTGCGGTAGCTCTATGTCGTTGTCGACCATCATCACGTAGTCGTAGCGGGCGTTAAGTGCGTCTGCCGCGATGCGGTTGCGAGCCATCGCGCAGCCGTACCCCTGCCTTGCGCGATAGTCGACCTCATGGCCGCCAAGGTCGAGGCGCCACAGGCTCTCGGACGTGCAGCGCCCTATTCGCCCGTCGTAGGTGGGAACCTCGATGAGTACCCTAGACATCGATACCTCCGGACACTTAAGATTGCTCGCTTGCTGTACCGTTTACGAACTTGCAGATTGACAGGTCCTTGACTGGCATCTCCGCATCCAGCTCGACGGTCGGAATCGAGCTGCGGTCAGGGATTCGTACCACGAACGAGCTGCCCTCGAGCAGCCATTCGTCAGGCAGGTAGTCGTCGATGTTGTCTGCTACGTAGTGCAGTATTGCGGCGAATCTCTCTGCCGTCTTCTCGTTCGCCATGTTTCGTCTCCTGAATCAACTCACGGATGGTCACGGCACCTTCGACATGGCTTCGCGCCGAGGACTCGAACCTCGATTTCCGGAGCCAGAATCCAGAGTCCTGCCGTTGAACGAGCGCGAAATAGCGGGTATACTTCATATGAGAGCAACCGAACGCTGGGTGAAAAATTCCGAGCCTTGAGGTTGCTCTCTTGCTATAGATCAGTCACTGACGAATCAACGCCAATTACGTAGACGCCAGAAATCCTGCCTTCGTTTATCCATTTAGATGCGGTACGCAAACACTCTTCTGGACGTTCACGGAGTCTGAGCGGACTAAGTATCGCTATACCATCTGCCTGCCCCCTGTTCCGACATTGCGTACTCGCGTAAGTTAGACTCTTACCAATTCTGTCTGGATTCTCGGGTGATTTGATATCGATATATCTGCCGTCGACCAACAGGTCGGGATTACCTCGCCTACGTCGTCGGTCGGTGCTCAGGAATGAAACCTCATTGAAATGGCCACACATTCGCGTGACCGCCCAAATCTCATGATCCTCGGGGATGGCACTGTACAGCTTCTCGCCGCAAGCGAATTCGCCGCGCCACTTCATGCCATAGGCATCTCCGATGTCAACTAGAAGCGCTCCCACAGTTCGGTCGTAATCGGCCTGAGTGAGGTTGGGCTTCGGCAGCAGGAACTCCGCCCTTCGTGCCTCCATACAAGAGCCAAATCGACGGACGAGCTCTTTGCTGTGGGAAACATCGCGCATATGCAGGCTGTCGGACACCGCAAGTCTCAGCATCTCCTTGTCTGAGCCACTTAAGTCGGTGCGCCTATCGATCTCCTGCAACTTCTCCCAAGCGCGAAGGTACTCGTCCGGGTCGTACCCCTCGACCGCGGCCTTCCCCTTGTCCCAGCTCGGCACCACGCGGCAGTCGCAGTTGGCGTGTGCGTGGCTCGCGAGATCCTCGTTGCCGTAAACGAAGCCACGAGATGCGAGCATGATGCAGAACTCGCACGTTTCGGCACCAGTCGGCACCCTCGCCCACTTGGGCTTCTTCGGATCCTTGTTCACGTTGTGCTGAATGCAGCGGTTGGCCGACTTCCTGCTCTCGTAGTCCAGTCTGTCCGAGCACTTCCCAACGAACTGTTCTATCGGTTTCTCGTCTGCGAGGTCCTGCACGAACGCCCTCACAGCACCCTCGGTCGCCTCTGGTTCGATGAGCGGCTCGACTGCCGCTTGGTACCCATCGTCGATACCGAACTTCGCGCGCAGGCCATCGTAGAACTCCGCGGCAAGTCTGGCAGACATAGTCGCCGAAGCGCCACAGCATGCCTGCATAATTGAGATGACCTGCTCCCTGATGCTGGCAACATCCTGGGTAAAGTCCACTAGAGCCAATGCTTCCTCGAGGGCTGCTCGTCCCCTGTCGCTCACGTCGTTCAGGCTACGGCTGTATGCCTCCACGTAGCTGCGCGGTATCAGCACCTCCGACACCTCCGAACATGGCGGTTACAGCGGCGTTTGTAGCCGCCTTGGCTTCGTCACTCCTGACCTGCTCGAGGTCGGCTTCGTCTATCCCCACGTAGCGCGCGGCCACGTCCGTGGCGCCGAAGCCCGGACGGATGCTGTTCACCTTGGTCGCCCAGTCGGCGCGCTCGTTGAGCGTGTGCAGGATGGGGTCGGCGAACTTCGCGCTTATGTCGCGCATTTCCTCGCCCAGGTCGTCGGTCGTGGTGTTGAGCTCGACTGCCAGCGCCGCGCGCATCACGCGCCGTAGCGTCACCTTGTCTGCGGAGATGTCCCTCATGGCGATCATCGAGATGTCCTCGCGGGCAGTCTGGATGGCTTCGGCGCTGGAGGGGTTGTCCTGGATGATTCCGAGCGAGCTGAGCGGCACGCCGCTCGCCCCACTGAACTGCGCGGCAAGCGACCTCAGCTCGTCGATGAAGGGCTGGGGCGAGTTGCCGGACAGCTGCCCGACCGTCGGGTTCTGCTCGGTCTGGTCGTTGGGCGTCAGCGCTAGGATGCGCGACAGCTGGTACTGCGCCTTCTTGTTCATCACCGTGTCGAACTGCTCGTCGGTGAGACCGAGCATGTACATCTTGGGCATCGAGTAGAACGTGCCCGAGACCTGCATGTGCCACAGGCACCTGATGGCATCGTCAGTGAGCGTGCGCACGAACTTGGTGATGCGCGTGCGCCCGAACGGCGCCACCGTGCCCACCCTGCGGTGGGCGAACACGTAGAGCGTCGGCAGCCGCTCGGCCATCGGCCCCTCCGTGTACGCCCAGTCGTTCTTGTCGCGCTGCACGAACTCCCCCACGTTGTGTGGCATGTGGAGGTTCACGATAGTCGGCACCGGCAAGATCCTCGACCATGGCGTGTGCTCTCGTCGCGCGATCGCCAGCCCGCACGACACCACGCCGTCGGTGAAGTCGGGCGAGGGCAGCGCGGTGAACGTGTCGGCGCCATGGAACCGGACGACGGCATGCCCGTCCTCGGAGCGGTTGACGGTCGCCGCCATGCAGCCGTAGAGGCCCTTGACGGGAACGTGCTGGTTGTAGTTGTCGATGAGGTTGTTGCGGTCGATGACCTCCCGCAGGACCGTGTCGTCGACGTCTGGCGGTAGCGTGATCCGCTCGAGCGTGATGCGCTCGGCCCAGTCGTTGACGGCCTTCTGTGGCCAGTCGCAAGCCTGGTCGTTGGGGATGTCGGCGGTGACCCCGTAGTCGCTCACGGTGACGTTGCCGTCGTAGTAGTTGCGGAGTATCTCGTTGTGGTCCACGTGGCGCTCGTACTCGGCCACGAGCAGCTCGACGGCATCCTTCGCCTCGGGCGTGATGCCCTCGGCGTCCAACATGCCCCTTAGGTTCACCATCGTGGGTTGCGTGGACTGTCCGGTGTCGGTCTGCTCTAGCATCCCGCCCTCCCCTCGGTGTCGATTCGCCGGGATGCCCTCGCGCCCAGGAGCGCGAGCGTCATGCTCTCGGCTGCGGTGCAGGGCGTGTCGGGGCCGTCGGCAAGACCGATGCCGCTGCGGCCGACCTTGCGGCGCCGCGCCATCCTCACCGATTCGTCCAGCGGGTCCTGCCTTATGTGCGTGAGGTCGTGGTTCCGAACTGCCACCATGGCCACGGAGCACGCCTCGATGTAGTTGCTTGTGGTCGCCACGTGCACTCGCCTGCGCGGGATGCCAAGCGAGCGAACCTTCTGCTCGAAGTCAGCGGCACCCGCCTGACCGTCGATGATCACCTCACGAAGGTCGGACCTGTGCTGCCCGACCCATGCGAGCGCCTCGTCGATGCCGCCATAGGTGGAACGGATCGCAATCAGCTCGACGTACGTCGGCCCCTCCTTCGGCGCGACGGCCACCGTCCACGCGACCCATTCGCCATCCAGGCTGAACTTGACGCCCAGCGCCGCCTTGCCCTTGTCGGGTCCCAGCGCCTGCTCGGCAGGCACCTCGCAGGCCGCCCAGTCCTTCGCGTCGAAGAACGTTCGCTCGGCCTTGGCCTTGGGCAGCCAGTAGCCCAGGCGCTGCTGCGCAAAGGTGAGCGGCTGGCGGTACAGGCCCAGCTCCACGTTGGGTGCGCTGGGCTGCAGGTTGAGCCCCATCGCGGGGTTGACGCGCCACCAGACATCCTCGTCCAGGTGGTCGCCGAACCCGTCATCGCCCTCGGGCATGAGGTCGTTGACCGACCATTCCGAGAGCGAGACCTTCCCGCGCTCGCCGGTGTCGACGCCACTCACGACGTCGTCGCGCATGCTCTGGAAAACGTCGCCCTTGCTGTCGGGCGTGGGCGGCGTGCCCAGGTACACGAACTGCGAGTTCTTGAGCGGCGCGGACGACGAGGTCGAGACGAAGGCCTTCTGCTGCACCTCGGTCAGCTCCTGCGCCTCGTCGCCCATGATGGCGTCGACGGTGAAGCCGATGCTGGCGCTGTTCGTCCTCGTCGCGAAGTAGACCGCCCCTCCCCCGTACTCTGGCTTGAAGAAGATGGCTTCCTTGCTGATGGCCTTGCGCACGGCCTTGACCATGCGGTTGAGGTTCGGGTACTCGCACTTTGGGTCGTTCGCCTTGGTGCCGTAGTAGTGCTGCATGCGCTCGAATATCTCCACCGCGGTGGAGTACTGGTGCGCCGAGTACAGGATCCTCTCGCCGCGGAACGGCAGCCCGGCCTTCTTGCGCACCAGCGGCAGCACGGCGACGCCCCAGTCGATGCGCGCCAGCGCCAGCTCGGTCTTGCCGTTCTGGCGCGGCACCTCGAGCAGGTTCCTCGGGTGCACGTAGCGCAGCCCCGGCCCAAGGGCGAGCCAGTCATCCAGTATCGGCAGCTGCCAGGGGTTGAGGATCACGCCCTTGTTCAGGCGCTCCCACTCTGCGACGAACCTTCCCATGGTCACCCCGTAGGGCGCGGCCACGTGGAACGTGGGCTCCTGGCAGCCGACCCGCTCAGCCATCCGCCGGCATGGCGGCGAGCGACGAGAGGTCGGGCATCGCCGCCAGCAGGTCGGCCATCGGCCCCGCGATGTCGGGCTCGGAGTCGACGGGCATGTCCCTGGGCGTCTGCAGCTCCGCGATCTGCCGCAGCGTCTCGCGGTACTCGCGGCTCATCGCCGTGAACGCCTGCATGCTGATCTCGCCGCTGAGGCATGCGTACTGCATGTCTCGCAGCTCGTACAATCTGCGCAGCTGGTCGTTCTCGGGTGCCTCGGGCTTGCGTTCGATGCGCTCCAGCGCCGCGCGCACGCGCTTCTCGCCGGTCTCCTCGGACAGGCCCATGGCCTTAGTCCTTCGGTAGATCGTGGTGCGCGAGCAGCCGAGCACCTCGCCCATCTCGCGGTAGCTCATCAGTCCGTAGTGCTCCCTGATGTAGGCGTCTCGGTCGGCGTCAGAGCGTGAGGTGTCACGGCTGTGGGAAGTACCAATAGTGCTCATACCCCGTGACACCTCCTTACGGCTCCCGAGAGAAAGAGGCACT